ATCAGATAAAGTACCAAATGGATGAGTAGAAACCCACTCAGCGCTCCACTCATTGGGATCTACCTCATAGTCTGTGGGTAAATCCATATTCCAAATGTACAGAATTCCAGATTCTGTACTCCACCACAAATCGCCAGGTTGGTTTCCACTACCATCAGTTCTCCGACTTGGTGCCATTGTGGAGATGGTTACCTTATTCTCCGCTTGAGGAACAGAATATGATTGAGTGAAAGGTCCAGGTTGTCCAACAGATTCACTACTGGCACCAGCAAGAGGGCGAGAACCAATAGGTTGAGTGGAAACCCACTGACTGGTATTAGTATCATTATAATAAATGTACAGTCTTCCAGTCTCAGCAGACCACCACAAATCACCACTTACAGCACCATCATTATCTGGTTGAGCATAAGAGATAAAGGTGTTAGATCCTCCAGCGATTTTATCAAACATCACAGCATCATTACCATCCGCGGAGGTTGGAATTGTGATACTTCTGTTCTTATTATCAGAGAATGTATCACCAAACTTCACAAGATTCTCTGTGGTTGTTCTTACATCCAAGAACTTATTGGAAGAATCATAGTTGGTAACTACCGCCTGAGCACCACTGCTTGTGAGGATAGTACTACCAACAGAGAAGGTGAAGTTATCAGAAAAAGATTTGAGATTGATTCTCTGCCTATGTGAGAGTAGTTTGGTTTGGATTTCTAGACCACCCGCACTATCTACACCAACACCATCAATGTAAGTGACAACTCCCTCTGCTCCACTTCCTTTGGTATTCAGACTATCAAATGCCAACAAATCACCAACCACAGTGGTATCTGGTAATCCACTCTCAATATAAACACTAGAAACAGATCCAGAAGTAATATCTGCGATCCTCATGTCCACATCATCATTGGTTGATGACAAACCAGAGTTTCTGTGTCTTTGAAGGGTGTCAAAATCAACATCACGCACAGTGTCATCCAATACACCAGTAAGATCATTATCAACATCAAAGTTTCCATTCAGAAGGTTTAGATTCTGAGAAGCAGGTTGATTGTGAAACTTTTGCCCAATGATATATGGAAAGAAAGGAGTTTTCCCAATTGAAGTTACAAAGTAACAATACACTCCATCTGGATACAACTCAGCAGGATAATCTGGAGTATTACACAATCTGCCATTATTCTCATCCAAAATAATACCAGGTTGGAACTGAGTGAGAATGAGATCCCCATCCTCTGCCATTGTTCTCAATCCATTCTCTGTATTCATATAACCAAGGGAGAATGTTGCTTGACTTGCATCATAAACATAATCTTCAACAAAGGTACCCATTGGATACTCATTCACAGAAGGAGGATAGGAAGCATTGTGTTGGTTATTGCTTGATTTGATATTACTTCTATCACTACCAACTTGCCAACCAGAATATGCAATTGATATACCATTATCAGAATCCACACCATTTTCATACACATATGGACCATAGATTGGATTGCCATCAAAAGCCCAACCAATAATAGGTGAGTGGGTGTTATTTGTTTCTCCATCCGCATTATCACCCATTCTTTCTCTTAGTTGGAGTGGATCCCCTAGATATCCAAATCTAGTTCTTTCTCCATTCTCATCTTCCATCACAAATCCATTACCAGAATCCAACATCCAGTTGGAATTATCTTTAATCTGTTTAACTCTATCAAAGGTATAATACTCAATCTCAGCAGTAACAGAAGCACCAGATCCAATAGGAATGGCAACCGCCTGTGTTGCCGCCGCAGTATAATCCAAACCAGCAGCAACAACACTCACAGAATTAATAGCACCACCAGAAATGGTGCAGGTAAGTAAAGCGCCCTTACCTTTACCTGTGGAATCTACAACATCAATGGTGGGTATATCATTGAAGTATCTTCCACCATCAACAACAGATGCTCCTGTTACTCTTCCAAACTTATCAAAGGTAAGGGAGAAAGAAGCATTCTCACCACTACTCACCCTCACCTGAGGTATTGAGGTGAAGAATCCGCTCCCAACACCAGAGATGGTACTAACTCTTCCATTGGTAATGGTTGCTTCTGAAATATCATCATCACCTCCAACAATAATGGTTGGATTTACATAATTCCTTCCAGGGTTGAGAATATTGAATTTTGTAATCGCTCCATGATAGAGGCGATCTGTAGATTCATTACTATAAGCGGGAACACCATCAGCCATCACACCAATGATGCCACTCCCTTTGAACTTGTAATCATTAATAGTGCGATTGTGCTCTCTGGGAATAGTATACACAACGCTGTGACCTGTAAGATCAGGGCCAACACTATTATCAGTACTAAACGCGCCAACTTCATAATATGGAAGTTCTGATGATGCCACATAAACATAATCATCATCAAACATAACAGCACCAACTCCACCAGTGAAGTTTCCAACATAACCAATGCTGGTGTTTGCTTGTCCTGCCAATGCGTAGTTTGTGTTCTCCTGGAAAGAGGTCATTGCCTTCTCTCTAGGGTCATTTCTCGCAGGACCATTCACATGAATGTCATCTGTAATGGAGTGAAGAATGCCAGGATCTTTGATGACCACATCTTCCACCAATCCCAGAGGGAAAGACCTGCTGTAATATTCCTCTCCATTGTCATCTGTGTAGGAGGTTTCAATATAATATGGACCATACACATCAGTGCCGCTGGAATGCTCAGCCTCAACACCAACATACCCTCTGGTACATCCAAGGAATTGATTAACACTCTTATGAGTATATCTGATACACTCACTCTCAATAAAAATTACACCACTGGTTGGAAACCCATTGGTTGTTTCTACAGTAACAGTAGTGACATCCTGATTATCATTAGCACTTCCAGAAACCTTCAGAAGTCTGGTTAGTTTGGTATTTGGATTGGCGAAGAAATTACCAACAGTATTCACCTCATCCATATGAAGTTCAAACTGAATTTCATCCCCAAATGGATAGGTAGAGATATAATCACATACACTCTTTGCGTATAACTTATTATCATTATAAGACTTGTAGAGAATTGGAGATCCAATCACCTTCTCTGGTGTTGTCCAATTCTGTAAAGGATCACAAAGTGCTTCTGGAACAGGAACACTTCGCAATAAAAGACTTTCACTCCAAGTTGATTTGGAGGGAACAATCATTCTATCACCAGGATAAATCACATCCGCATCATTATCGCCAAATAACATCCTAAACAATGACTGTACCCCAAGTTTAGATCCTTTGGAGGCATAGAAATCTTTGATGTTTTGTAACAGAGTAGATCTGTTGATGTCTGGATGAATGCGCGTTGATGAAATGTTTGGGGTGAAGGATCTATGAATAGTATCTAACATCGCCACCAAGAACATCACAGAGATGTTTTTGACAGATGAACCAACATTATGAGCGGCAGCATCAGTATTTTCATACTCTCCCTTTGTTCTGAAAGTAGGCAACACTGTTGTTCCAGAAGCACCCCTCTGTAATTCACTAAAAACATTTCCAGATTTGGATTGATAGAGAATAATCTCATTATCAATCAACAACACACCATTAGTTTCTGGGAAACCAAAACCATCCTCTAAAATCAACTCATCTTCTTCTGTGGCACTAATATTCTGTTTCAGTGTGCCATACTCAACAATCCCTTTCTTATAGGTATCAAAATTGCGATAATTCTGTAGATTTTGAAGCAAATCTTGTCCAAAACCAATGCGCTCTTCGCTTTCCGACGCCTTTGTCATAAAGGTGACGAAATTAGTATAATTTTGATAGATATAAGACGGTAGAGTTGAATCTACTTGAGAAGATGGGGTGACGATGATGTTTTTCATCAGTATCCAGCGATTTTGGTGTCTACAACAGAGTTAATGTCTGATTTGGCAATATCCAAAGAGAGATAAATGGATTGCTCAGCGATAATATCTTGATCCACAGGAATTGCTCTAATTTCAACAATATCATTGGATTCTGAGGTGCTGTAAATCTTGACTGGCGTTTCGTAACCAATCATTACTTCACCCTTCATATAATCAACAGTTCCAAAGTTTTTGTTATGGATGATCTTATTGTTTAGAGAATCAAAGTAGAATGTATAGATGATTCCATTTCCATCATCTTCCATATAATAAGTTTTGGTATCTTCTACTCCTTCCAACACAAGTTTGAATCCTGTAGACCAAACATTGCCACCATCCCTATCAGATTCAATGGCATTCAAGAAACAAACTTCATAAGATGCTAATGTATCAACAATCGCACCCATATTTCTTCTCATTCTAAGAGATGTATTGTTTCTGGTGATGGATGGATCGGAATCATCCACCGCGGAAAGGATCCGAGAGTATCTCACAGAACCACCAAACTTAGAAACATTGTCTGCTTCTCCATATTGAATAAGAGTATCACTCACCTCTGCGGTAATGGCAGAATTATCTTTGATTGTTTTCTTATCATCATAATAAACCAAAGAATTGACTTCCACAAATAGAATGGTTGGATCCACCATCTCAATGGAAATTGATGCGATCCTATAATTGCTGAGTGAGTTCTTGATGTATTTCTTAGTGGTTGCTGAGAGGGCATCTCCACCTTTTGGTTTCACTGCGATATAAACTCTTCCATATTCAGGAACATCCAGCTGTTCTCCACCATAAACATAGATATCATCCACTGCTGGATAGATATTCTTGATAATTGCCTCATAATCATCAGAAATAACACATCTGTTTTGAGATGCGTAGAACTTAGGCGCCCTTCTCTTCACTGAGGTCACATCTTCTAAAGAGTTTCCTCCATTAGAAATGCCCACATTGGTAACTGTGGGTCTTTCGGTGATGGTGGTTCCATAGGAATCTATTGTTTTGCCTGAGAAGGTGTAATTGGCAACCCCTTGAATTCCATTCGCTTTCTCACCATTGGTTACCAAGTAATAAACACTGATAACCGCACCATCCTGTAATGACTTACCAAAGTAACCATCACCAAAACTCAATTCATAAAATTCATCATTTACTTCTTCAATCCAATACACTGTACTGGTATCATTCACCTCTACGAGGTTGGATGCTTGTACATAAGGAGTTAAAACATCTTCATTTGGATTCTCTTGGACTTCAACCCTAATCGAATAAGTGTCAATTCCAGGATTCCTCAAAACAAACCTCTGATTGAAGTCAGAAGTGTCAACTGTAAAGGTTTCGCGAAGATAAATTCCTTCAAAGATGTCAACTTCTTGGAATTTCACCAAACCAGTGTTATCCACAGACCCAGTTTGTTTATCAATGATGTTGAAAGTGAAAGTGGAAGTGCCAGAAGCAGATTGGAAGGCAATTCCGGGTTGAATTTCCAAATAAATTGGAAATCCATTAGGATAATCTGATAAACTCAACTGATACTGAAAATCAACCA